ATGGAAACAACAAATTTCGTGACCAAAAAATCATTGATCGGAACATTAGCCAACATGTCCGTAAAAGAAGTTATTGAAATCAACATCAAAGATTTCAAAGAGTACTCTATCCGCAATGCGGCTAATAACTTGAAAAAGAAAGGATATCTATTTAGCGTGTCCAGCGCCGGCAGGATTGATACAACAGCAGTAATGAGATTAAAATAGGGAGGATTGACAGTGGAAGAAAAACCGAACTGTATCGGCAATTGCCGCCTCTGTCCTGATCTGTGCAAATGCCCTCCCGATCATCTTCATTGCGAAGATTGCAGAACCGAAATAGAACCGGGCGAAGGTATCAGTATCGAAGTTGAGGCTATCATATCCGGACGTCCCGGTACCAAAATGATAACAGTATGTCCGGTATGTTTCGCGGATCATTACCAGGGAGGTGAATCAATAGAATTTGAGTAATAATTAAAAACAAGTAAGAAAGATCATGGAAGAAGTTACGAATACCACAAATATTCATATTGTGATATCTCACAATTGTAGGGATAGTAGAGAATCTGCATGTAGTAGAGAGCTATTGTCGGTATCTCGATCTATTTGGGTAGATGGTAAAGAGATATACAAAGATAAGATGGATCCAAAGGTGTACATGGCGTCTTTGGATCCGATAAAGAAATTAGAGAAATTTCTTTTAGGTCTTGAAAAAAGCGAGAGCGGCAATGATATTGGCTCCAATGGCGCTAATACTGGATGCTTTTTCAAGAAGGTCTGGGGAAAGTTGTTTGGCAAGAAGGTCCAGTTCATTACTTAATTTTTGAATATTGGCCTTTAGCATTTCTTCTTGGGCCATAAAGCCGCCATGAGAATAGAAGTCATGTGCCTTTGCATTCAATTGAAAGAATATAGTTCCTCCCAGGAACTTGGTCTGTTTGAGCAATCCCATCTCTTGGAATTGATCGTATATTGCTTCCACTATATCCGGGGTTGTGTCGAAATCTTTAGCGCAGGTGTGGATATTATTTTCAACATTCATGCTTTTTACAGACATCAGGTCGGCCAAAAGATCATCTTTTAATTTGGGTGTAATTAAGGTAATCATAACTATAAAATTTTAAGTGACAATGCAAAAATAGCAATAATCAGGGTGCTCTACATCATTTTTTTTCAAAAGTTTTAAGTGACATTTTAACTTATTCATGAGAGCGCACCCTTTAGTTAGAAAAATAAGTATCATAAAATTAAAAAATAAGGAGAACTAACAATGACTACAGGAACAATTATCTTTTTAGTATTAATCGCCGCCCTCGTGCTGGTACTTGGATTGGCTGTCATTTGGCAATGTTGCAATATAAGGAACTTAATCGACGAATCCGCAAAAGAAAGTCGGAATGATATATATGGAACCTATAGTAGTTTAAAGCATCTGTTAGTGAAGTATATCGGTGAATCGAAGAAAGATCTTAGCCCCGACTCAGAGAACGCATCTAAATCCAGCCTCTGTCCTCTGGATTTAGATAGCACACGGAGTCTCCGTGACTGCTTGGAGGATATTTGTAAGTTCTACGGCATTCCAGTACATCTCTTAGCAAGGGGAATGCAAGAAGCGGGAAAAGAGCTTAATCTCAAATCAGAGAGTGTCTCTAAATCCGGCCTCAGCCCCGAAAGCGCCACGCCTAAAGGCACCATTACTCCACCTTTATCTCTTAGTGATATAGAACTTCGTAAATACTGCATAGAGCAGACCAATAAAGACCAGGTATATCTCCGGATAGAAGATGATCAGAGGCTTTATGACTACATTTTGAATGGTAATCAGCGAGGAAAGGAGGTAACAAATGGGCATTAAAGAAATACTGAGTAGTGATTCAAATTTAAGTGTAACAATAAAATCTACTGATTTGAAAGAGTTTGCGGATCATATTATAAAACAGACGATCAAAGAGGTTTTGGCCTCTAATATGAAGTCGGATGAAGAGTATTTAACCGTCAATGAAACCGCAAAGATGCTTTGTGTTAATCGTAGTACTTTATGGAGTTGGAACAAAAAGGGATACTTATGTCCTGTTGAGATAGGCGGGAAGCGTCGCTATAAAATAAGTGATATTGATTCAATTCTTAAAAATAAACGAACCGATGAAGAACATGAATAGTCTTTCCAAGCATCTGTTTACGGTCATCATAAGCATAGTTACGGTTGCCGGTTGCATCTATGCCGGCAACGTAGAGATGAATGATGATATCCTCTCAGGTATGAGTTTTGAGAAGTACCAGTACATCCATGATCGTATCGGTGATCGTGCCACTTCATCGGATGTGGTAAAGGAGTATTTGCGTAATCGGCAGTTCTATGATTCAATCGCCTATTAAATTCAAATCTATACAGAAATGAATACGATTCACCACAGAGTACACGGAGGACACAGAGTTTTAATCTCTTGTTTATTAAGATGTTTAAGAGAAAGATACTCTCTGTGTTCTCTGTGTCCTCCGTGGTGAATTAAACTCAAAAACAATTTAGAAATGAAGCAAAGTGAACTAACTCACGGTTCTCTATTTAGTGGCATAGAGGGTTTCGGTCTCGGTGCAGCTTTCGCGGGTATAAGAACTTTATGGAGCTGTGAGTATGAAGACTATCAAACAAGTATAATTAAAAAGAATTTTGGAGAAGAGCATGAAATCAACAGAGATATTAAAACGTATTCAAATCCAACATTTGTTGACATCATTAGCGGTGGATTCCCTTGCCAGGACATCAGTGTTGCTGGAAAAGGTGTCGGAATTGTCGGTGAAAGAAGCGGCTTATGGACTGAAATGTATCGAGTTATACGGGAGGTTAGACCTAAATACATCATCATTGAAAACAGCCCAATGCTCCTTATTCGGGGATTTGAACGAGTCCTATGCAACCTTTCCGAAATCGGGTATGATGCAGAATGGCAATGTTTATCAGGCACCGACTTTGGTATACAACAGGGTCGGGAACGGTTATATTGTCTTGCCTACTCCTGTGAAATCAACAGCAAACGGAGCATGCAAGAATCGATATTTCGGAAGCCCTACCTATCGGGGCAATATACACGAGTATATCCGGGATGGAGAACAAGACAGTCAATACCCTCACCCCGATTTGCTGGAAAGTCTAATGAACTTCCCGATAGGGTGGACAGAACGCATTGTATAGGAAATGCGGTGCAACCCATAATTGCGCACTATTTATTTGAATGTATTAAAGGATTTGATAAACAATTAGTGTAAAACAAGATCAGAACTGGACCAATAAGATGAAGATACAAAACTTTAGTATTCCTCCCGAATGTCGCCATGCCTCTGTTGAGGCTGTAGACAATAGGTTAATAATCACATTTGAACCGGAGAATCTTTCAGATTTCTTCTGTCAGGAAACGGACCATATAGAGCAGACTCCCAGGATCGGTGATTTAGCTTTGTTCTGGGATACCGCCTATAGAGGTTCCGCCATTATTGCCCGGCTGATAGATGAAGACCGTATAAACGGTGTACAGGCGTATCAGGCCGCCAATGATGTCTGGTACGAAAACGCCATCCGGTTTCGAAGTGACGAACAATACCGCTTAATAACTCAAAGGCATGATGTGGAAAAAGAAAACGACTGATTTAAAGAAGAAGTCTCCTAATCTGAAGAACAAGTTGGATACTGTGTTCAGCCGCTTTATCCGTTTACGTGACGCCAGGAAAGACGGAACATTTCAGTGCATCTCCTGTGGGAGAATTTTGCCTTTGGATCAGGCGGATTGCGGGCACTACATAAACAGACAGCACATGTCCACCCGATTCAGTGAAAAGAACTGCAATGCCCAATGCCGATCGTGCAATCGTTTCGATGAAGGCAACATGCAGGGTTATCGCCGTGGTCTGATATTGAAATACGGTGAACCTGCGGTTCTGTTGCTTGAATCCATGAAGAATCAGACAAATAAGATCTCCGACTTTGAGTACAGTGCCATGATCAAGTATTATCAGGGCGAGGTTAAACGTCTGAAAGAAGAGAAGCAGATACGCCAAATATGACATATATGGAACTTTTGAAAATATGAAAGTGATACATGTGTATTTGATCTTCAAAAAGAAGAATTACTACTTCGGTTCTCTCAGTGCCATTTTTGAGCATCTGGATGAAAACGACATAGGAATTAAGAAGCGCACATTGCTGCATCGTTCGGATGAATCCACCATCTTGACAGATAGGGCGATCATCATAAAATCAACCCTGCTTAGATGCAGGAAATCAACAAAGAAAATATGATTATGAAACCAAAGAAACAATTAATTGAAACAGCCGTAAAAGATGGCAGTATAGACAGAATGAATATGCTCCTCTCAGCCGCGCATCTGTTGAATTGCGAGGCAAACAGCCTGATAGAGGAAGCATCCGATGTTATGTTGGCCAAGGGTCTGTTACTTGGAAACCTGAAGAAGCTGCATAACGACTTTGTGAAATGTGCTGACCGCTATTTCAGAGAGTTCGCCACACTTGTAACTACGGATAAATCCAAGATGGATATGTTTGGCGATTTGGATGGCTTCGACAAGTCATTTAGAGAGTGGGCCAAGGTGCCGGCTGATTGGGAACCCCAAAATATGGAATAATGAAAGAATATATAGATTTTCTAAAAGATAAGATGGCCATTAGCCATCAAACCGGGTTTGAAGTCAAAGCGGAAGAACTGACTTCGTCCTTATACCCCCATGTGAAAGATACCGTTCGTTGGGCGGTGGCCGGTGGTTGTCGTGCCATATTTTCCAGCTTCGGCATGCAGAAGACCGTTGCCCAGCTGGAGATATGCAGAGTTATAATCAATCAGTATTTCGGTAAAGCTCTTATCGTTTGTCCTAAGCGTGTAGTAGTAGAGTTTATCACCCAAGCTAAGGAGCACATGAACATGACAGTTAAGTATGTCAAGAACATGAGTGAAGTCAGAGCCTGCAAGTGTGATATAATGATTACCAATTATGAGCGTGTCCGTGACGGTGAGGACGGGGTAAGGATAGAACCTTCCTATTTCACTGTAACCTCTTTGGATGAAGCCAGCGTATTACGTGGTTATGGCACGAAGACTTATCAAGAGTTCCTTCCATTGTTTTCCGGTGTCCCGTACCGATTTGTCGCTACGGCTACACCATCGCCCAACAGATATAAGGAACTGATACACTATGCCGGCTATCTCGGTGTGATGGATACTGGGCAGGCGCTTACAAGATTCTTTCAGCGTGACAGTACCAAAGTGAATAATCTTACCCTTTACCCACATAAAGAGAAAGAGTTTTGGTTATGGGTGTCTACATGGGCATTATTCCTCACTAAACCATCTGATTTAGGCTATCCCGATATCGGCTATGAATTGCCGGAACTGCGGGTGCATGAAGAAGTGGTTAGCGTTGACAACTCCACTGCCGGCACAGACCGTGACGGACAGGTTAAAATGTTTCGTGAAGCGGCATTAGGTTTGGCTGATGCAGCAAGAGAGCGCCGAGACAACATGGCTGCGAAGATTGCCCGTGTGGTGGAAATCATAGGTCGTCCTGAAAACAAAGATGAACATTTCCTTTTATGGCATGACCTTGAAAGTGAACGTGAGGCACTCTGCAAGTCTATTCCTGGATGTAAAGCTGTCTATGGTTCCCAGGATGATGAAGAGGCGGACGAGGTGATTGCCGATTTCAAAGATGGTCGGTTGAAGTATTTGGCTGCTAAACCTGAAATGCTTGGTGAGGGTTTGAACTTCCAGTACCACTGCCATAAGGCAATCATGTTCATCGACTACCGTTTCAATGACAAGTTCCAGGCGATAGCCCGTATATACCGTTTCATGCAGAAATACCCTGTTGACTTGTATTTAGTGTATGCCGAAAGCGAGGGCGAGATATACAAAAGCTTCATGCGGAAATGGATGCAACATAAGGAGATGGTAGCCAAGATGACCGATATCGTCCGCGAGAACGGTTTGTTCGGTTTGCAGGCAGAGGAGAAGATGATGCGCTGGATGTTCGCCAGCCGGGAAGATAAGTCCGGTAAGCTGTGGAAAGCGATCAATAACGATAATGTTCTGGAATGCCGGAAGATGGAAAGCAATTCGGTGGATTTGGTTGTAACCAGCATCCCTTTTTCCAATCATTACGAATACACGCCGACCTACAACGATTTCGGACATAATGAAAACAACGATAAGTTCTTTGAGCAGATGGATTATTTGACGCCGGAACTGATGCGTATCCTTAAACCTGGCCGCTTGGCCTGTATCCATGTGAAAGACCGTGTATTGTTCGGTAACGCTACGGGTGACGGTATGCCAACGATTGATCCGTTCAGTGAAATGACCGTATTTCATTACATGAAACACGGATTCCGTTATATGGGGCGTATTACGGTTGATACAGATGTGGTAAGGGAAAATAACCAGACCTATCGCCTCGGTTATACCGAGATGTGCAAGGACGGTTCAAAGATGGGTGTTGGTTGTCCGGAGTATGTTCTGCTTTTCAGAAAGCTGCCTTCTGATACCTCCCGGGCCTATGCCGATTTGCCCGTCACCAAGGATAAGAAGGAATATTCTCTTGCCCGTTGGCAGATAGATGCCCATGCAAGCTGGAAATCATCGGGTGATACCTTGTTGAGCTACGAGGATATGAAAGGTATCGGCATTGACAAGATACGTCATTTGTTCAGAAACTACGAACGTGAACATATCTACAGATATGAGGAACATGTTGCATTTGCCGAAGAGTTGGAAGCTTATAATAAACTACCTAAAACTTTTATGGCCGTTGACCCTGTAAGCAAGAAGCCTTGGATATGGGATGATGTCACCCGAATGCGGACATTAAATACCAAACAGTCACAGAAGAAACGGCAGAACCATATTTGTCCTCTTCAATTGGATATTGTTGAAAGATTGATTGAACGTTATTCAAATAAGAATGATTTGATATTTGATCCCTTCGGCGGCATTGGTACCGTTCCTTATTGTGCCATCAAATTAGGGCGTAGAGGTCTTTCCACTGAACTGAATTACGACTATTGGAAGGACAGTCTTTCGTACTTGTGTGAAGCGGAGATGGAAGTGGGTGCGCCGACGTTGTTTGACTTATTGGATAATGCCCTATGAATATCCCCCAAACCATCCCGCGTATTGATTGCAAGGCATTCGCCAAATGCGGAAAGAAGTCTTTATCCCATTGCAGGCGGTATAAACTTACGGACGAAGAGTGTATAAATTGCCGGTTGGTCCATCGACGGGAAAGAAACAATTACCGTACTTCCCCCGACGGTCGTTTAATGAAACGGTGTTCCATCTGTGGCGAGTGGTACTATCTTCACCGGTTCTACCCCAGAACTTTAAATCGGGGAGAGAAGGTTTATTCCACCTTCAGTTCTGAATGCAGAAGGTGTAAGTCTTTGAAAGCGTCAACCTATCAAAAAGCAAGGCGATGAATAAGAATAAGGGAAAAGAAGAGGAAATCAGGCAGAAAGTAAAGTGTGATTGCCGGCAATGCAGACGCGCCGGCCCGGTTGAGAATTTCATGGTGTATTGCCCGATACATGACTGTGGGCGATCAACCGGCCTTAGAATGTGTGAGTATTTTATAGAGAAGAAGAGATGTTCGACAAGATAACCATAAAGGCAACGATTGACACGGCGGATATTGAGACGATCGTTTTACGAAATTATTTGGAGGAGTGTACGGAGGGCGATGAAGTCTATTACAAGTCTACCGCTTACGCCAACTTTGATGGTTGTTTCATTGAGGTTCGCGGTAACAGGTTACGGTGCACATGTTCCATTTGCAAGCTTTACTCCAAGGGAAAGACCGGGAAACTGGATAACAGCCGCCCGATAACCTTTGCAATAGCTGTAAGGACAATCAAAGAGCTGCTGTTGAGGCTATGTGTCCGTATTGAGAATGCCGTGGTACGTATTACGAGATAGGTATCACAATGAAGATGTCCCTTCCTGCCGATTCTTACATTAAACAGATGTATGAAGTCTCAGGAAAGCTCCTTTGGAACGATGCCAACTATTCGGCGTTCAAGCAACAGACAACGGAGAAAAGCAAGTATTTCCGGAAGATCCTGAAGGTCTATGATAAGAGCTTTGAGGCCGGGGAGAAAGGACGGAATGTCGGGGCTAACATTCTTCGTATCGAAACGATATACAAGCACCAGTCTGTTTCATTGATGGAGCTAACGGACAACCTCTTCTTGTCGAGGATCGGCCGTATATTCTATAAGGACTGGTCAGAAATATGCTTTACCAGAGAACTGTCTGCGGCCAAGGGCGTAAAGGTGTCCCAGCTTGAAAGGGCCAGGGAGATATACCGGATAGGAGTTACCCGGTACAAGGAGCGTTACAAGAAGCTTTATCTTTCGGGTAAGCTGACTAAAAAGCAATGGGAGACTATACGCAATTTTGCCCGTAGCTGGCCGGAAGAGCGTGAGAAGTACGTGGAGGAAATCGGTGACATGGAGCGTGAATTTAAGGACAAACTTTTATCAGGCTACCAGACAGGGATATTTACGCTCATTTGCAGAAAAATATAACATATTGAAAATCAGCATTTATCTGTAAATACAAAAAGCACCTTATGGTGCGCAATTAAAATGTTGAAAATTAAGTGATTACGTTTTTAAAATCTAAAATTTAACACTTTTCGGCAACTTGTCCTATACAGCCCGCAGGGTTGTCGGGAACCGACTTATAAGGGCTGATAAATTATAATTTAAAAACTGAATATATGAAATGTGAAGCAGAAGGCAAAATTTTGGTGGAGCTGCCATCCACCGGTGGAGTTACCAGGGATGGTAAAGACTGGGAGAAGAGAGAGTACATCATGGAAACCAGCGAACGTTATCACAGCAAGATGCGCTTTTCCGTTTGCAGTTTCGATGGTCCTGTTGAGAACCCTCCCAAAGTAGGAGACAAGATCAGAGTTAACTTTACCGTTGAAGCCCGCGAATATAAAGGGAACTGGTACAATGAAGTAAGAGTGCATCGGACGGAGAATATTAACCAATAACATAAAAAGATATGAAGAAAAAGAAAGAAATAATGATTGAGTTGGTATACGATATTCCGGCTCTGATAAGAATACAGGAACTTTCCTTGATTGAAATAAAGAAGAAAATTCGTGATCAACAGGTTATAGATTTTCAAGAAGACATTCTAAGAGTTCTAAAGGCTGTAAACGAGATCGATTTTATTAATATGGACAGCAACTAATTAGCTATAATTGATATGAATATGAAACAGACAGCTCAAGAAAAAGCAAAAGAATTATGTGAAGTGTGGGGAATGGAAGATAACCACGGTTACAGCGTTAAAGATACCTTTCAAGTAGGTTTTGTGCAAGGCGCAAATTGGCAGGCAGAGCAATCTCCGTGGATAAAGGCTAAAGACCGACTTCCATTTGTGGACGAGGATGATATATCAGAGCAGAGCGAACCAGTGTTAGTCATAGCTTCCGCCAAAGGACATTATGAACCCGAAATATTGGTTTACAACAAACATTACCATGTGTGGGACACAGCAGATGCGGATGATTACTGTTGTGATGTATCCGATAATGACTTATGGATGTATATCCCAAAGTTTAATTAGTGACAATACAGCAATGGAAACAACGATAGATAGTAATGGTCTGGGTGGATTTCAAACCAGGCAGGATCGGATACTGTGTATTCGTAGTCAAATTAATCGCAGCAGTGAAGAGTTAGACCGGATCAATGAAAAGCTGGGAGCTAAAGACACTCCCTTGGAAGAGTGGCTGCGTCTTTCGGATATCCGTAATAACCTGACGGTTTCTATACACCGGAAGGAGGAAGAGTTGTCACGGCTGACGGATAGCCGCCGGCTTGATCAGCCTAAGCGGGCGAATTATAATTATTGATATGTTTTAGAGGATTAATAAGTCGTATTGGAATGGGAAACAAAAGAAGGTCAGTCCGATTTGATGAACATACGTGGATGCTATTGAAAGAGGTATCTGAGAAAATGGGAGTCAATATGTCAGTTGTAATCAGGAGCATGGTTGCGCGCAGTTTGAGGGAAATAACGGATGATTCCGGTAATCTGATTCTAAATGAGAAACAGGTACAAGCGAAATAGTTATTATCCTAAGGTGGCCGAAGCAATCGGAAAGAATTATCTTAAGCTTCGATCGCTTTGTTGTGTCGAATTCGATACGTTTCATGGCTCACTATCTCGTGAGGACATCTTTCAGGACACGGTGCTTTATGTCATTCAAGATGTTGAGGCCAGCCTGTTAGAATCGGAAGAGGATATTATAAAACACTTTTGCTATCGTTACAAAATGATAGCATTTCAGATAATTCAAGATTCTAAACAATTAAGAGAAATACCATATGCCGACTATTTACAAACCCAAAAAGAGGGAACAGAAGAGCAATAATATGTATGATGATGCCCGTCGTAAGATATATAATTCAGAGCGATGGCGCAAGCTTCGAGCATGGAAGATGGTGAATAACCCTCTATGTGAGGTATGCTGGCAAAAGGGATTGGCTACACCGGCTGAGGATGTTCATCATATCGTATCATTCATGACTACGAATGATCCTTTACAGCGTAAATCATTAGCATACGATTATGACAACTTAATGAGCCTTTGTAAGCAATGCCATCAGAATATACATAACTCAAAATAATAACAAAAAAGTTATTGGAATATTTGCTTAATAACAATAATGTTATTATATTTGTAGTGTCAAAAAACAAAAGCCATATGGGAGAAAAACCGGTAAGTAAAGAACGGATAAAGTTAGAGAAGGATTTGCTGTTCTACCTTCGCTACTACAAAGAGCTACAGGACAGAGGGCATTATAAACAAGAGCTTGATTATCAAATCGAGTTATTAACGAAAAAGTTAAAGGAAATGTAAGTTGTCAACCGCCTCCCTTGAAAGACAGGGAGGCTAAATAAAGAAGTTATGAAGACAGATATAGAAAGACTAAAGGAACGCTTTGCCAATGCTAATACCGAAGCGGAGATTGAGGCAGTAGACAAAGAGATGAAAGCTTTGGCGGATCAAGATATGGATCAGTTTGCGGAAGGTTTGATAGAATGCATCAAGGACACCAACAAAGAAGCGGATGAAATATTACTAAGAGAGAAGTTGGAATCGGTGTTGCCGTTTATCTCTGTTTCAGCATTAGCCAAAACATATTTTAAGAGGTCTCCCCAGTGGTTTTACCAACGTTTAAATGGAAGTATTGTCAACGGGAAGCCCATTCGGTTTAATGATGCTGAGTTAAAAACCTTGGCCGGTGCATTGACCGATATAGGTAAGAAGATAAGTCAAGCTGCTGCTTTTGTTTTTTGACGATAACTAAGCAATAGTTTGTGGCCCCATCTGTAAAGGTGGGGCTTTTTTGTTCCACTTTTCGTGGAACTATATGTTAAAACGCAGTCTGCTATGTTCCACGGCAGTGTTTTCGTGAAACAATGTGTTAAAATCGAATTAACATTATTCCACGGGTATGGGGTTGAATTTTGAGCAAATCGACTTCCGAAACCTCGCCCAACCCTTCTTCACACGCACGGAATTTTTTCAAATTTTGAATTTGTTAAAGCATTAACGTTTTATTTGTCGGACATTCATGTGGTTATTATAAAAAACAGAATATGGTGAAATTTGTAATGCCCGATAATTTATCCGATGAAACACAGAAGTTTATAAAGGATGTGGTAAAAGAGCTAAATGCTAGAAAAGCTATTCAGAATATTGATCTCGGAGCTATTAGAATGCTTGCAACCAGCTACGAGATGTATATGCAGGCAACTGATATCCTGCTTAAAGAAGGCCCCGTTATTGAGATAAAATACGAAAAAGCAGCTAATCCGGCTCAAAATATTGCCACTAAAAACTATGCTCAGGTAATGAAAATCATGACAGAGTATGGTTTGACTATTAAAAGCCGTGGAAATATTAAGGCTATGAAATCAGAAGATAAAAATGATTCTCCTTTAGACCAATTTTTAAAGAAAGGGGCCTGTGAGAGACGATGAAAGGATACTATCAATATGCCGCTGATGTTAGAGATGGCAAGATTGTAGTGGGAGAGTTTATTAAGCAGGCCGTCGAACGGTTTTATGTTCTTTTTGAACGGGATGATATAGATTTTAGAGAGAATCGGGCGGATTATGCTATTGAATTTATTTCTTTGTTGAGGCATTACACCGGTCGTCATGCCGGAAAATCGTTTACGTTACTGCCTTGGCAAGAGTTTGCAGTAGCAAGTATCTACGGATTCTATAAAAAAGATGAGGATGGCTCTTGGTGCAGGTTGGTTTCATCTGTATACATTGAGATGGCCCGTAAAAATGGCAAGTCGGCTTTTGCGGCTGCACTTTGTCTATATCATCTTATCGCCGATGGCGAGTCGGCTGCGGAAGTCTACTTGGCGGCTAACAGTAAAGATCAGGCAAAGGTTAGTTTTACAATGTGCCGTAACTTTGTATCCGGGCTTGATCCTAAGCATCGGTATCTTGTGTCTTTCCGCGATCAAATAAACTTCGATAAAACATTGTCGTTTTTGAAAGTGCTTGCCGCTGATTCCAGCAAATTAGATGGCCCTAATCCGTCTATGTTTTTACTTGATGAATACCATGCGGCTAAAAATTCAGGTTTGAAAGATGTACTCCAATCCGGGCAGGGTATGCGTGATGATCCGATGAGTATCATTATCACTACCGCCGGTTTTGATAAATTGGGTCCATGCTACCAGTTTCGTGAAATGTGTACGGAAGTGTTGAAGGGCTTGAAAGAAGATGATACCCTTTTTGCTTTGATTTATGCTTTAGATGAAGGGGATGATTGGAAAAATGAAAAAGTGTGGGGCAAGAGTAATCCTAATTTAGGGGTCACAGTAAAGCCTAAATATTTGAGGGAACAGGTTCAAAAGGCAATAAATTCTCCTTCAGAAGAAGTTGGAATCAAAACGAAGAATATCAATATGTGGTGTGATGCGGAAACTGTTTGGATACCGGATCACTACATCCTTAACGCTTCTGCCAATCTTGATTTCGAGCAATTCCGGGACATGGATTGCTATGCAGGTATTGACTTATCAAGTACGAGTGATCTCACCTGTATGAGTTTTATGTTTCCGACTCAGGACAAATATTACTTTAAAACCCTGTATTATCTTCCAGAGGCGGCGCTACAAGAAAAACGATTTAAGGATTTGTATGGCGATTGGCGTAGGCAGGGATTGATTACCATTACGCCGGGCAATGTAACGGACTATGATTATATACTCAATGACCTGATGCGTATCCGGGAGATTGTTTTCATTCAAAAAGTGGCTTATGATGCATGGAACGCAACACAGTTTGTTATCAACGCCACAGATCAGGGGTTGCCGATGGAGGAGTTTTCCCAAGCATTGGGAAACTTTAACCGTCCCACAAAGGAAATGGAGCGCTTGCTATTATCCGGACGGGCAGTGATTGACAACAATGTCATTAACCGGCATTGTTTCCGCAATGTGATTATGGCACGGGATCGGAATGGAAATACCAAACCGTCGAAGCAGTTTGAAGAGAAGAAAATAGACGGAGTAATAGCCAAGCTGGAAGCCCTTGGCATTTATCTGATGTCTCCGCGGTACGGGGAATTCTATTAACTGTCGGACAATTTTCTGGTTAGATGGTAAAAGGAAAACAATGAAAATACCAATTCTAAATATTGAGATTAGAAAAGCGTCCAAACAGGAGGTATCTAATATAGCTGCTTGGAGTTCCGGTGGAAGATCGCTGTTGTTGAGCCGTGATAAGCCAATGTTGCTTTCTACTGTTTATCGGTGTGTGGACTTGATTTCTGACAGTGTGGCTGTCTTGCCATTAAAAACCTATCAATTGGATGAAGAAGGTTTTAAGAAGGAGTGTAAATGGCATTCGGCTTACCATGTTCTGAATACAGAGCCTAATGAAGACATGACCAGGTACGTCTTCTTTAAAACATTGATGGCCTCAGTCCTTTTAACAGGTAACGGTTATGCCTATATCGAAAGGGATGGGACGGATTTACAACTAATCTATGTTCCTTCTTCCCAAGTAGGTATAGAATGGATAGTAGATGCGAAAGGCATTCGTAGAAAACGTTACAGGATTACAGGGTTTAAGGATCTGGTACAGCCTAAGGATATGATTCATGTATTGAACTTTTCTTATGACGGAATCATTGGGGTGTCTACGCTGACCCATGCCCGGCAAACGCTGGGTATCGCCTCTGACAGTGAGGCGCATGCCGCAGGATTCTTTAAGGGTGGCGGTAACGTGGCGGGTATCTTGGCATTTGAGGGCCGCTTGGATAAAAAACAAAAAGACCAGATCTATGAAACTTGGGAAAATCGTACTTCTTCTGTAGGGGGGAAACCCAATGGCATTGCTGTGCTTGAAGGGAATATGAAGTACCAGCCGATCACTATCAGTCCCAAGGATTCGCAACTATTGGAGTCCAGGGAGTTTAATGTGGTGGATTTATGCCGTTTTTTCTCCGTCTCTCCTGTTAAGGCTTTTGACCTGTCTAAATCGAGCTACTCCACTGTTGAGGCTACGCAGCTTCAATACCTGACGGATACGGTGCTGGCTGTCATTACCAAGATTGAGCAGGAGATCAATCGGAAAGTTTTTCTTAAATCCGAACGTGGCCGGATATTGGCTGAATTTGATACATCGGCAATTTTGCGTACAGACAAAAAGGCGCAGGCCGCATATGCAAAGGATATGTTTTATGTTGCAGGGATGACACCCAATGAAATTCGCCGGGAGAATAATTTGCCCCGATTAGAAAATGGAGATAAAGCCTTTGTGCAAGTCAATACACAAACATTAGATCGTGCGGTAGCCGACCCTGTCATAGATAAAAATTCCAAGTTGTCCGACAGTTCTGTGGTTAATGAAGAAAAGGATTGATTATGGATGAAAAGAGAGAAATAAGAAATACTGCCTATCAAGTGGTGTCAGACGAAGAAAAGCGCACCGTTGAAGGGTATGCTTTGCTTTTTGGCGTGTCTTCGGACGGTTTAAGTTTTGAAGAGGTGATTGAGCATGGAGCTCTGGATGGTGTTATTGAGAAAAGTGATGTATTTGCGTTGCTAAACCATGACCAAAGTCGGGGGATTCTTGCCCGATGCAATCGGGGGACTGGCTCGTTGACATTATCTATTGATAGCAAGGGATTGAGATACCGTTTTGAGGCTCCAAAGACTGGGCTCGGAGATGAGCTGATGGAAAATATCCGGAGAGGCGAGATCGCCGAGAGTTCTTTTTGCTTTGATGTAGAGGAAGAGACTTGGGAAAAGAAAAGTGATGGAACATGGAAGCGGACAATATTGAAAATAGATCATTTATATGATGTCGCGCCTGTATATAATGCCGCATATAGCAAAACATCGGTTTATATGAGAGGCAAGGAGCAGGCCGAAGAAGATTTTCGTAAACAGGAAGAACAGAGAAAATCCGGAGAGTTGGATGAATATTACGAGAATATAGAAAAATTATTTAATAATTAATTTAACGATTATGCCAAGAGAAAAATCAATTACAGATTTAAAAGACGAAAGAACCCAGCTTTCTATCCGTGCTAAAGCGATAACTGATGGTGCGAGAGCCGAAAAACGCATGTTAAACGAGGGCGAAAATACGGAACTTGGAGAGATCCAGTGCCGGATGACTGACATTAATATGGAGATTGCAACCAAGGAGGCCGAGAACAGAGGTAAAGGGACTCCCCATGTAGAACCCGGTCAGGAACGCTTTTCTCTCCGTCGTTCATTGGCCAACTATATTTCCGGACAGGGACAGCATGATGCGGATGCTTCCGTTATTGAGGCGGCAACGCGCCTGCATAATAGCGCAGGGGTAACGAGGTCATCTCAAAATTCATTGGTAATCCCGATGAGCTTGGAGAAGCGGGCAATGTTTACGGCGGCAACCGAATCGGCTACGGGAGTAGTCATTGATCAGGAGCAGCAGGAATTGTTACTGCCGCTTCAATCCTCTTTGGTCTTGGCTCAGGCGGGAGCCAGATTTATGACCGGTTTACAGGGGGATATTTATTGGCCGAAGTATAGCGGTTCCAATGTTTTCTGGGAGGGTGAAAACGCTAAAGCCAAAGACGGTGCCGGGCAATTTAGCAAAGGTGACGCCTATAAACCTAAGAGACTGACGGCTTATGTTGATATCTCCGAGCAGTTGCTTGTCCAGGAAAATGCTTCGGTTGAGGCAATTATTCGACAAACGTTGGCTGCTGCTATTGCGCAGAAGGTTGAGCAAACCGCATTTGGTACGCACGCTCACAATGATAATACGCCCGACGGGCTGTTTCAGACAGTGCCGGCCATTAACGGTGTCATGGATTGGGCTAAAATTGTGGAGTTGGAAACCAATGCGGATATCAACAATGCACTCTTTGGTAATTTGGCTTACATTATGCACCCGTCTTTGGTAGGTAAGGCCAAAACTAAAGTGAAAGATGCTTCCGGTGCCGGAGGCTTCATTTTTGGCGATAAGGGTGAAGGTACTCTTAACGGATATAAAGCGCTTCGCACCAATAACCTGCCTAAAGGCTTGCAGACCGCTAAAGATGAATTCGGCATTGTTTTTGGTAACTGGAACGACTACTTTATAGGTCAGTGGGGAGCGTTGGAAATCAAAGTGGATCCGTATTCCCGCATGTTGGAGGGAGTTGTACGCTTGGTGATTAATTCTTATTGGAATATGGGCATGATCCGCCCTGAGTCATTCTCCATTGCCTCAATGAAGTAAGCCATGAAGTACGTATCGTTAGATTTGGCGAAGAAGCACCTTTACATCGAGGCAGAATACACCGATGATGATAGTATCATTGGCGTATATGTTGCCGCCGCTGAGGGGGCTGTAGCTAATCACATACGTCGGGAGCTAGATACGCTGGAGGATAGTGAAGGGAAGTTGCCCGACCCTATTCTCTCAGCTATCCTCCTTGTTGCCGGAGGTTTGTTTCGGGATCGGGAAGTCAACTTTGTCGCGGAACGGGCGCGGGACAAAGTCGGTTTGCTGGACTATTTATTACAACCATACATTGATTACTCCAAATGAAAGCGGGACTGTTACGTGAGATTCTGGAATTCAGGGAAGAGGTGAAAAGCCAGGACCTGAACGGTTTTGTATCCAATAGATATGAAACGGTGTTGACTTGCAAGGCTTCGCGCCGGAAGATGTCTGCTGTTGCAGACAAGAGCGGAGTGAATGCCATGGAGCAATTTATCGGTAGTATTATAGTATTTCAGGTTCGGAATTATCCGGCGATTAAAGAAAACCAGAGGGTTGTCTATCGGGGAGTGGAATATGCGATAAAGATGATTGATCCACAAAGAGATAACACGCTTGTAATCACACTTGAAAAACTGAATACATGATACAAATAAGGACTATAGACAGGGAAAACATAATTTATCTGGTAGACCGGTTAGAGACCTTTGAGAAAGATAAGGCCATAAAAAGTGGGCTTCGGGCCGCTGTGAATGTTTTTCGTGTGAGAGGGCGTAGCAATCTACGTTCGCGTCTATTGCATCATGGGAAGCAGACCGGGCATTTGATGAACTCTTTTACCACCAGGGTTAAACGGAACAAATTAGGGGCTTTGGCCGGTTTTGATCGTCCGGGAGGGAATCACTCCCATTTGGTTGATGCCGGAACCAAGGCGAGAACTACTACCGGAAAGAAAAGTGTAAGGGCGGGGGTGTCTCGCGGACTTATGCCCGCCAACCGATTCTGGGAAGACGCGAAAGTTTCTGAGGAAAAGAAGGCGATGGATGCTCTATATGCGGGGATTGAAAGAGCCGTGCAACGTATTAACGACAGGGGATAATGAACAAGTTTAAAATAACAACAGAGGTACGGGCTATCTTGCAGGATTCTTTGGGTATCAAGACAATGGTAGGTGATAAAATATTTCCGTTGGTTGCCCCGAATGGAACCGAGGGGGATTTTATTATATATCAACGGGATGGATTCAAGCAGGAGTACACCAAGATGGGAGTTGCCCGTCAGGTTCCGACCATATTCGTAACTGCCGTGAGTGATAATTACACCCGCTCCCAGGAATTGGCAAGTCTTATCTATGATGCTTTGGAGGGGGATTTTGTAGATCCGGTAATGAAAATCAGGATGGAAGATTCTACAGAGGATTATGAATCCGGAAAATATTTCCAAGTCTTGCAGTTTTCAATTGATTAATATGAAACGTAAAACTAAAATTTTAAAAACAATGGCAACAAAATTAGATTCCAGCAAAGACATTTATCGGGGGGAGCTTATGCTTTTCATCGGTGATGAACCTATTGCTTTTGCTTCCAGCTGCGGGTTGGATGTTTCAACAGAAGAGATTGATATTTCTAATAAAATGATGGGGGACTGGGCCGGTTCGCTTCCTGGGAAAAAGAGCTTTACCCTGTCAAGTGAATCATTGTTAACCCGAAAAGAAGGTGCAATGAGCTTTGACACTCTTTTGAGTAAGCAGATAGCAGGTGAGGTACTTGACTTTTTCTTGGGGAGCTCTGCGTCTGCCGATAAGGATAATTTCGGTGGAACTTTCACTAAGGATACAAAGCAAAAGAACTATACGGGTAAAGTAATTATCACGTCCTTATCCATTAAATCAGATAATGGACAGATTGTTTCATGCAGTGCTTCTTTTAAGGGAATTGGCGCCCTTGCCCCGGTTGAGCCTGTCGGGGTGGGAGGATAAGAAATACAATAATGATGAATATCGAAGGCGGTCCGTAGATGGCCGCCTTTTTAATTAATAAATTGGATGGAAGCAAGATTGACAATAAAGGCTGTTATCCGCTGGGAACAACTCAGGGGTAAATCATTTTCTTTAATGGACTATTCAGATAAAGAGGATGTAAACGCATTGTTATATACCTCCACAATAGTTGCTAAAGGAGAAGTATATACGTTTGATGTTTTTAAAAAGACACTATCCAACCGGAAATTGGTTCGTGAGATGGTATTGTCTTTGGAAAATAGGATGTCTGTATTGGCCCAGTTTCAAAATAAACGAGCTGGTACAGATAAGATCAATTCCGATACCACTCCGGGGATGATAGGCAATATCGTGTCAACGCTTATCATGTCCGGTCTGGATGCTACATATGCATTGGAGGAAATGGAGTTGTGTGATTTACCCATGTATATTGAAGCCTATGAACGTAAACGTAAAGAAGAGATGGAAGCCAGCCGGTTATGGACATTCTTTACCATGTTGCCGCATATTGATTCCAAGAAGATGAAAAACGGGGCTATGGACCTGATAACATTCCCATGGGAGGAAGTAGAGGTGGCCAGGGAAGCGGAAAGAGCAATAAATGAAGATATAGACCGCTTCGAACAGTTTATGAAAGAGGGTAAGAAACTAATAAATAAATAGTATGGCAGGTAGATTATCATTTTCGATTGCGATAAACCTCCTGACTGAAAACTTCAAGAGAGGTACGAATTCCGTTAAAAACGGTCTAAGAGTGATGCAGATGCAGGTCTTAACTTTTGCGGCGGCACTGGGTGCCGGTGGATTGGGGTTGAGCAACTTTGTATCCCGTCTGATCGATGTTGCCAGGGAAACCAGCCGGGTTACCACTGCTTTGAAGAATGTATCCGGTAGCATGGCCCAGTTCGCCGATAACCAGCGTTTTTTGCTGGACATGGCGAAGAAATATGGTATTGAGATCAACGCGTTGACCGGGAATTACGCTAAGTTTACGGCTGCCGCTTCCATATCGGGCATGTCTATGATGGATCAGCGGAAAATATTTGAGTCTGTGTCCCGTGCAGTAACCGCATTTGGGATGAGTGCGGAAGATAGCAACGGCGTCTTTCTGGCATTATCTCAAATGATGTCCAAGGGAAAGGTTAGTTCAGAGGAGCTTCGTTTACAAATGGGAGAGCGCCTACCTATCGCTCTGCAAGCTATGGCAAAAGCCGCAGGGGTATCGGTAGGGGGGCTTGACAAGTTGTTAAAGCAGGGCAAATTAATGAGTAAAGATGTTCTTCCTAAGTTTGCTGAGGCTCTTGACAAGATGATTCCCAACGTAGATACGGATAATTTGGAAACTTCCGTGAACCGGCTTAAGAATGCATTCACTGAATTCGTGAATGGAACGGAAGTACAGAGCAAATATAAAGCCTTGATCGATTGGCTAACGAACGCGGTAAAGGTGGCGGCTGACAATATAAGATCGGTAATTACCTATACGGTTGCCGCCATCATGGTTATGGTAACAAGCCGGTTGGTGAATAAAATACTTCTGTCGATATCCCGGGCTGAGTTGGCTGCTAAATCCGCTGCACGCCGGGCGGCTAAAGATGCCGGCCAAAAATTCAATGAAATAGCGTGGAAAGCACAGAGAACTTCTGCCTCCATTAAAATGGCGTTCTCTAAGGCCGCCATGTCGATTAGGGCAACCCTGATATCCATGGCTCCTACGGCTATATTGACGGTCATTGGGGCTGTAGTCGCTAAATTGTATAATGCCTATCGGGAGTCAAAGCGTATAAAAGGGTTATTCGATGAATATCAGAAACGAATGAATGATGTTCCCTCAAAAACTCCTGAAGTAATCAAGATTCGCGCTCTGCAAGAGGAATACAATAAGACCAATGTCACATTATCAGATAAGAAAAGAATTTTAGCCCAGATAAATGGGATTTTAGGGACTGAATTGAGTGTTAATCAAGATGTTAACAAAGTTATTGAAAAGCGTATATCATTATTAGAAAGTGCAGCAAGAGCCGAACTGGCTGCTAAAGAGGTGGCTGATAGCGAAAATGAATTAGGAAAGATTGGTGGTAAATCATATAATGGCAAAACGATACGAAGTATGGCTCCGGACTGGGCGATGGCTCGCGGGGATTTAGTAAAAGAGGAAAGATTTAAAAAGAAATACGGTGTGCATACCCAAGATGCTTTAGGCTGGGAAAACGGGCTTAAAGATGACTTGAATGCATTTATCGAACACGCCAAGATACTAAAAGACGCTAAAGGTCGATTAGGCAAGGAGATTGCTAATTCTGTGGCTACAGCTGATTCTACACCTCCTGAACCTGATTCTAAAAAGACGGAACTTCAAAAGGCCGAAGAGAAATACGCTAAATCCTTAAGGGAATTGGATGCCCGCCGGGAAGTCGAGAAGATGTCGGAGTCGGAATATTATAAAGCTGTCGATGAACTCAGGAGGAAGATGTTGATAGAGGCCAAAGCGTCAGGTGACAAAGAGATACTTAATAGCAAATATCTCAAAATGCTTCAGGATGTTATTGATCATCCTTTATATGATGAGGCGGCCGCAGAGATGGAGAAGGTGCAGAAGGAGTACAATGATAAGGTTAAAGAAAATAAAACCTTGCTTTCAAAAGGACTTATCTCTCAAAAGGCTTTCAATGAAAATCTTGCGGGGCTATCGGTTGAGGCCGCTAAGTCTGCCGCAAGCATTAAAGGAATCGGTGAGAGGGCTGATGCTTTTATCAAGGACATGCTGGATCAGGCGATATCACATATCCCATCCGTGAAGATGAAATCACGCGATACCACTTTTGATTATAAAAAATCAAAAGTGGATGTTGCCTCTGAGAATCTTGATAAAGCAAAGGAATACGCAAAAGAATTACAGGAACAGGCAAAGAAAGTAGGTAAGGAACTTTCGGATGAACTGTCAAATGCGATAGCCAATGTCCCTACTTTGGAGGAGGCTTTGAAATTAGCTAAAGTAAAAGAAGACGTGAAAAAATTCACTAAGGAGCTGGATGAATCGCTTTACTCAGGGATCAAGGATATCGCTACAAGCTCCGATCGTGTCGTATCGGCCTTTACGAGCCTTCGTGATGTGATGAATGATGTAGATGCAACGGGATGGGAGAAAATCATGGCCATTTGGAATGCAATGATAAATACGATTGATTCTTTTACGTCTATAGTTCGTACTATTGAGAATATATCAGTTTTGGCTAAAAAGTTGGCTGGCGCCAAGGAGGCACAGCAAGGACTTGAGAAAAGTACAGCAGGAACGGTTGCAGGAACAGTTGTTAAAATAGCCGCAGATGAGGTAGCGACAAAAATGGAATTAGAAAATAGTCAGAAGAAAAGTGCGGCGGCTGTTACAGAAATGGCATCGAAGAGTACAGCGGCTTATGCGGGAATACCTTTTGTCGGGGCGGCTCTGGCGGCGGGACAAATAGCGACAATGATGGCTATGATAGAAGCAGCGAGAATTAGCGCTCCCGGATTTAATTCAGGGGGGATCTATTTAGGGGGCACATCTTTTGGAGATAAAGGATTGGCGCGTCTGAATAAAGGGGAAATGATTTTGAATATGACCCAGCAATCTAATTTGTTTGATGCTATCAACTCTGGTAATTTGGGGAGTTCAAATAGGGTCCAAATAGAATTTGGGAAAGCCAAGGTGCTCGGACCGGATATTCTGCTCTCCATAAATAACACATTAAAAAAACAAGGAAAGAAACCATTATGAGCTACGGATTGATTTATACGATTCCTTTTGCAAGTCTCCGGAATAAATCTTGCATTATAGAAATAGAGAAAGAAGGGTATGTGGGGGCTCCTACTGAATTAGTGGGGGCTGGAAATCCATTTACTGTAGATATCGATGATGATGATTTCTTATACGTCCCGTCCAGGTTCAGTACGGCCAATATCCGGATAGTAGGTTCGGATTATTTGCAAAGTTTGTTTTCCACAGCTTATCAGCAATACCGTGTAACATTTAAGCGTGATGGCGTGGTAACGTGGTGTGGCTTTATCAAGCCGGAGTTGTACACACAAGATTATAGCAGTACTATATTCGAATTGGAACTTGAATGCGTCAGCGCCATGTCCGCTTTGGAGTATATCGATTATAAACCCAAAAACGGGACAGAAAGAGGGTTTGTAACTTTATGGGAATTATTAACCCGTTGTGTCTCTGAATCTCGAGGCTGTTATTCAAACGTATATATTCCACATGTTTACGCAAAGGATAAATCGAATTATACGGCTTGGACAAATGTTCTGAAGGACATGATGATAAGTGAACAGAATTTCTTTGATGAAGATGACAAGCCAATGAAACTAAAAGAGGTGCTTGAAGAGATATGCAAATTCCTCAATTGGACTTGTGTGGATTGGAGGGGTGATCTTTACTTCGTAGATGTGGATCATGCAGGCGATTACTATAAGTATGCGTTGGACTTTTCCGCATATGCAACCGTGAGAGGATTTACTATCAACGTCCAAAAAGTTGGCTTTAGCGGCGATAATCATACGCTCGATATTTTGGGCGGTTATAATAAAGTAACAGTAAAAGACAGTAACTATCCGGTTGGGAATTTACTTCCGGAAGAGAGTTACGAAGATGCAAAAGTTCTTTCGTCACGTTTAAATACGAATAAAGATAGAAAATGTTACCGTCAGTTTCTTTATCCGAAAAACTGGAACATGTATCTGTATGATGGCGATACGGTTATCACCAATGACGATTTAGAGTTACGTGCTTATGATGCGCATAAACTTATAGGAGGAATACAGGAAAGGTACTGCAATTATAAAATAGTGGACGGTAAGCCGGATATTTCAGACTATTCGTTTACAAATGTTATACAAGCCAGGTGTTTGGGTGCTGTCGGTGACTTATCAATGATAGGCGGGCTGGAACTCTTAACAAAGATAATGGATTTTAAAGGTGCGTCCTCAGTGTACGAATCAGGGGCCTTTGCTGTATCTGGAAGCTATAAGACGATAGCGGATATGGATTTGATTCCTTGGGACAATAGCCGGGGCACGTACATGCCGTTGGCTGCTTGCCAATTACGGATCGGTAATAAATATTATGGCAGTACTAACGGATTGGCCCCATTCGCATGGTCTGCAAATCCCAATTATTTTTTTAGACTTCCCGCCTCCGAAGAGAATAACAAAGCCCGATTAGATTATGTATCCATTGAGAACCAAAAAACAATATATATGCCATATAAAGGTGTTTCAGGCGTAATAATCCCTATTGATACCCTATTATATGGCGAGCTTGAATTTACTCTTTACGCATCTAAAATACATAATGCTATTTTTATAAATGGATTCTTGTTAAAAGACTTTTCCTTTAAATATGGAAAGAGCACCGAGGCCGAAAAGACTACCGACAATACAGACCGTTATTATGAAAATGTCGTTAACGAAGACTACATTAACGAATTAGACGAAATCGAGTTTAAAATATCCAGTTACAACAATGATGGGGCATGCTATTCGAAAGTGATGATAGGAGAGGACTATCTTCGTGATAATTTGTATTCGGTACTGGTTGACAGGGCTATTCGTCCGGAGGAGCATTTAATCCAGCGTATAATCAATCGATATAGCACTACTCGTATCAAGCTAACACAAGAAATAGAAGAAACGATTGGTTTAACTCCTATTTCCAGACTGTCGGACAAATCTCTGGTTAATAAGATATTCATTAATGCCGGAGGAAGTATCGATTATAAGATGGAGCAGTTCCGGTGTATTATGATAGAGACATGAAAGACGTAAAGATTAAAACTACATCCATTCCTGCGAAACCCCGGTCAAAGAACTATCCGGCTGGGGCTGTTATCACCCGGACGGCTGGCGGCATTACTGTTAACGGCGGAGGCGGTGGAGGTGCTTCGGTTGACATTGTAAAGGCTACCGACACAAAGTCATTTACCGATAGCAACGTACTGTCATCGCTCCGAACGCTGTTAGAGATTCGTTCGCGTATCATTGCTTCATCGGATACCGCCACAGAGTTAACCGATGATAATACGCTTTCTTCGCTCCGCATTTTGAAGGAGATAGATGCAGCGATTAAAGAGGCTTTGAGGAAGATAGATGATCTTTATTTAAGCAAGGTAAAAGCGGATATAGCTAGAGAGCCTATCACTTTCCTGAAAGGGCTGTTTGTTGGTGATGGGCTTACATTTATCAACGAAAGTGGCGACGCGGAATTACAATCTTTAGTTGCCCGGATGAAAGTTAAAGCCGCTACATTGGAAGTAACCGGTTCGGCTAATGTTGGCACACTCCATTCGGAAGGGAATATTTCAACAGGCGCGGATATTTGGGCTAAAGGCGACACGCATACTTTAAATTTACTCGTTCAGGCGATTGCAAAAACATACGATCTGAATGTTGAGCATGTCGCAACCTTGTTTCAAACTATAGTCAAGGAATATATCGGTTCAGAAAGATTCATCCCCGGACTGATGGGGGAAGGGATGAAGCTATACAAGGCTATCAATGGAGATTGGAACCTTGAAATAGATAATGCCGTAGTCCGTAAGGCCATGACCATTTTTGAACTTATCATTTCGAAAGTTCGTGCGGTTAACGGCGGTCTGGTGATTTCATCCGCTAACGGACGTGTTAAGTCCGTTTCGGAAACGTCCGGCGATCCGGCTTACTATGTTTTAGGTATAGAGGGCGACATGATGTTTGTCGCTGATGACTTGGTACGTTGTCAGGTCTACACATCCGGACACGTTAAATACTATTGGGTTCCGGTTGCCTCGGTTAATGATGATTCGATTCTTATACTTAAATCCGTATTCAATGGTACAGTTCCGGCCGTCGGTGATGATCTGGTTCAGATGGGTAACCTCACGAATCCGAACAGACAGGGTATTTTGTATCTCACAGCCTCGGAAGATGGCAAACCGCGCATTTCTGTACTGGACGGGGTAAACTCCACGTCTTTGGCCGGAAAGAACAAAGTGATTTTGGGCTGTCTCGATGGCATGACGGATACAGACTTTCCGGCTGACCTCCAGCCCTCCGGATACGGCCTGTATGCGATGAACTGCTTCCTGAAAGGTATTTTCATTCTGAGAAATGGCAAGAACCTTGAAACGGAGTTATCCGACATCCGTAAAGACGTAATGACAGAAATCTCCGCTATTCCGGGATTGATTGAGCTTTCCGTCAAAACCGAGATCGGGAAAATAACGTTAGGTGCGGGCAACCTTCTTAACGGCTCAAAAGGGTATTGGTTTAATCAATCTGATTATCTGTCAAATGTAAGTCTAAATTATAACGCTGCATCAAATGGATGGGTTACAGTTTTAGGTAGTGGCGCATTCAACTGTTACAAGCAATGGATGAATGTAGATAAGACAGCCATAACACCGGGTAAAAAGTATACTTTAGGAATAGATGTTAGTATAGGCGGGAATTACGTCCATACAACAGGATTGTTTTTCAATATTCGGTATTACGAGGGTTCGACTGCTAAACTTATAGCCGATAAGACTATCGATTTACCCAATGAAGCGAAATGGACCCGATATTACATCACCTTAGAGATCCCCGCCGTACTTCCTTCCGGGGTAACTCTCAATGACCTTATGTTTCTGTGTGGATTCACCGGAAACAATACAAGTACGGGGCAGGGGTTAATCATTTCGTATAAAAACATAAATCTCGTTGAGGGCGACGTAGGTACTGCGTGGAGTCCTTCTGCCAATGACATAGAAAGTTCTGCATCAGAAATAGCCAATACTCACACCGATGCAGAGATACGGGCGACCAAGAAGTTAATTGAAAGCAAGGTATCCCAGACGGATTTTAATGCCCTCGGTCAAGTGGTATCGGATCAGGGAACAGAAATATCACAGACCAAGACAGATATTAACCTTGTATCAACGGTTTCTGGAAACGCGCATCTGCTTGCTTTGACCATGAGTAAAGGTCAGATGTTGTATCGTGATCCTGAGTTTAGAAACGGGGCAAACGGCATATCGGTATATAACAACAATGGCAATGGAACGGTCAGGGTTGAAAGAGCGTCAGATGTTAATCTACCTAACAAATCCGGCTATAAATTGAAGATTACAACTTCGGGTGCTGCAACTCCGGGATTGGGCGGCTTCTTTTTTGGAACTCAAACTCGCGCTAATGCCGTATTCGTTACTCGATTTATAGCATGGATTCCTGTTGGATATAAAATAGAGTGGGCTACAAACGCCACGGGTAACGGTGGTACATCAAAATGGCTTACTAACAATGTTGGTACCGGTGACTGGGAGGAATATGCAGTATATGTCAAGTGCGGTTCAAGTGGTACATTCTCTTCAACTAATTTCTTTTATTTGGCAGGAGGCAATGGGAGCCTTCCTGTCGTCTGGTATCTTGCCTTTGCTACGGTTTATGACGCCGGTTCTGTTGATGATACTCCTACAAAGGACGAACTAAAGACCGGTATTACTATTCAACCCAACATAATTGATATCTTTGGTAAGAAACTCAACATTAGTAGCATAGTTACATTCTCCGGCTTGCCGGCATCCGAGCAACAAAACTTTAAGGGGAATAAGGGAGATAAAGGAGATAAGGGAGCTACCGGCCCTACTGGTGCGACCGGTCCGCAAGGTCCGCAAGGCCCTCAGGGACCGCAAGGATTGCAAGGACCCGCCGGTACTAAAGGCCCCCAAGGGGATAGAGGTCCTCAGGGACTTCCCGGACAACAGGGCGCAACCGGTCCTCAGGGACCACAAGGTCCGCAAGGTCCTCGGGGACCGCAAGGTCTATTGGATGAAAGCGCCATGCTTGCCTTAAAAAATAGTATCGCTTCAAATATCGGGTATTCTTCCTGGCAGGATATGGTAAATCATGCCGCATCGAGTCCCCGAAAGACTGTGATAGTTGGGGGATATATAAATACGGTTCTGATAGATGCAACGGCGATAGTAACGAACGCTCTGGCAGCCGGAAGAATTACAACGGGTAATCTGACCGTAACCGATGGCGCGAAGATCGGCGCTTGGGATATATCGGGCGGCTCTCTTGTTTCGGCAAACAATTCACAATCAAAGATCCTGCTAAACATGTCCGGTAACAAATTCCTTCGCATTAACGAGGCGGGAGATGCGTCCGTATCATCAAAAACGTCTTTGATGTCTATCCGTAACGATAGTTACAGCGGCCTGAATATTGAGATATACGGAGGTAGCGGATATGCGTTAAGGTGTCTCTCGAATGCTGGCACGGCAAATGCGATAGAGTCGTACGGCAATCATATTTTCGCCCAGGGGCTCAACGAGAAGTGGAACGCTCCCGGAGTTCTTTGTGCCGTGAACATAGGTGCACTTGGGGGAGGAGGATTATTTTGGGGTAACGGGTGCTCTATAAGCTCTATTTCAAGACTTTCAACCGGAACATATAGGGTTTATCATAACTTAGGTCATACGCAATACTCCGTAGCTATACAGCCATTGGGAGGGTATGGATGGGTGTTGGCACAGCTCAAAACAACCCAAACATCCTATTTTGAATTTGAAACTATGGATGCAAACAAAGGTTATCGGGATGCGGCTTGTCATGTATTTATCATTGGTAGAAATAAATTTTAAATAAAAAATAGATTATGAAAATTGACTTTAGAAAGATTGTGGTTTATGACATTGAAGACAATGTCTTAATGAAAGAAGTAGAGAAAAGAGATTCCGAAGGTAATGTTATCGGCACTGAGATGATAACGGATTACAAGGATCTCAGTAAAGACCTTGGAAACGTCATTTTCTTCAATGTTTCGGATATAAACGAACGGGAGATCGGCCGGAAGATATACCATGACGGTGAAATAGAAATAGATGAAGCAAGTGCTGCCTTAATCAAGAGATTTGCTGAGCAGATCTTTTATGCATATATAAAAGTTCCACTGTTTAAGCTACTTGATGAAGTGGTAGCCCAATCAGAATAAAGTAATTATTAACTCTCAAAATCAATAAATTATGTTTCAAGAAGAATCAAGAACAATTCAAGTAAACGGTAAAGCCGTTTCAGGAGATTATCAGTACAATGTAAACTACAGTGTCAATAACGATAATCTCAGTCGTCTTCATTGTGAAATCATTAAAACGGTCACGGAAGAGATTGACACCCCTACAGGTAAGCAACCCGTAACCTCCGGGCGGTATATCGGGTATTTGCTGTTAGAATTGGGCAGCAAACAAATGTCTCTTCCGGAGTCGGAGAATGTTGCAGCGCACTTTGAAGTATTCGATCAGATCACCAAAGAGGTAAAAGCCACTTTAGAGCCCAAACCGGCATCTAAATCCAAGTAACAAGAATCCGCCCTGTCTTCACAGATGGGGCGGAAAGATGCGGTATAAAGGAAATGAATAATAACCGTAGTTTATTCATACCGCATTTGATAATACTTATTTAAGATGTTCTCTCAATAACACGTAAATTCGTATAATTGTTGTACATTCTAATAAAAAAATTATATAGAGTAAAATAGTTCTTATCAACATAGGTTGCATCATAGCTATGATGGTTTGCTACTTTTAGGGAATTAGTTTCTTTAAAAAAATAATAAATATACTATTTAAATTTATATATCCAAGAATATGAAAAATTTGAAGATGATTGCATTGATTGCCTTGCCTCTTTCTCCTTTGCTGGAACTCTTTGAGCGCTATGTCTTTGGTGACTGGGAGTTTGTCAAATGGTTGATTGTCCTTGTATGTGTTGATACGGTGCTCGGCTTTGTCAAGCACTGGTTATCCAAAGACATCAGTAGTAAGGCATATGGTATGATTGGGCGTAAGCTTATCATTTACAGTTGTGTATTGATCCTGTCACATGTGATGGGTAATTTCTCGATCGCCGGTCAGGTGGTCGATAGTTTCGTCTGGTTCCGGTATTTCGCTTGTACGGCATTAATGATACGTGAGGCCTTAAGTATTATTGAGAACGTAGAAGAGATTTGCCCGGGCTTTTTCCCGAAGGCTATCATAAATAAGCTGAAGGGGTTCGATAATGTTTCGGGAAAGAAAGAGTAGTTTAGATAAAATCTCCCGTCGCTACGCTTAGCGACGGGGAATTACACAAACAAAACAAACAAATGTATAACTTTATCTTCCCAGACCAAGTTTACAAAATATAAAATATTGGAATACAAAGGTCGATTTTTATTTTTAATAAAAGTGTTAATAAAACCGCTAAAAGAATAATATATGCAATATTTTTACTCCAAGAATTAAGTCATAGCGATGTGGTTACAGTGCTTGGAACAAGTAATGTTCTGATAGTTAAAGTAATTCATTGTTTAGCGAGGTTGTTTTAGAATATTTTGACCAATTTGGGATAAATATCATCTCTTGAGACACTGTTGCAACATTCGGTGGCTATCATTACGGAATGGCTGATGTTACATTAGCGATGAAGAAAAAAGCAGGAGTTGTTATTGGACTATTTTTTAATTGAGTCGGTTTTTGACTTATTAATAATGGATGCACATAGCATTTATCTTAAATGCATTTATTATTTTGAAAGATATAGTTTTTCATCTGTATGCAATAAGATACGGCGTACTATCTTCACAGACCGCATAACCGTGTTTTTAAAGTTTAAGCATGTTATATAGCATATTTATTCCTATAAAAGTTCATTGTGTATCTATTAAAAATGCTTATAAACCTGTGGGATAATAATATTTTTTATCATGGAGATATTTTCATGGAGGGAATAAATAAGGATAATTATTGAGCTTGTGTAATGAATTTGTATTTAAAAATGTGAAAACAAGAAATAACGCTTCTACCTTCACAGGCAAAAGCGTTACAAACGGCTATTAAGGCAACAAAGTTATTGATTTATGTTATGTTTTATCTCCTTAACAACTTAACTCTTGAAAAGTTTTATAAACTAATAAAAAAATAAACAATATGAAAACAATTGATTCAATCATTATTCACTGTTCGGCCACGCGCTTCGGACAGGATTTGCGTGCAAAAGACATTGACCGGATGCATAAACAGAGAGGCTTTAATCAGATCGGGTATAATTACGTAATAGATATTGATGGGACTGTGGAGAACGGTAGGCCCTTGTCTGTGGACGGGGCACATTGCAATACGAAAGGGGACAGTGGGCGGTCGTATAACAAACATTCGATTGGTATCTGCTATATCGGCGGCCTGGATGTCAATGGGAAAGCTGCTGATACCCGGACAGAAGCGCAACGAATAGCTTTGCGCGATTTGGTAGAGAAGCTCTGTAGAGACTACCCTATTATCGAGGTACTTGGACACCGGGATACATCACCTGACTTAAATGATAATGGGGAGGTAGAACCGTTTGAATATATCAAGGCTTGTCCATGTTTCGATGTACGGAAGGAGTTCTCTAATTTTATGAAACCTGTAATCATACGGCCATGAAATCTTTGCCTTACATTATCATAATCATTCTTGTCCTGTTTATCGTATTCCGCCCGACAAGGGTGGAACGCGTACCGGGTGAAGTGGTCAGAGATACGATCATTACAAATCGTATTGATACGGTCTGGGGTACAGTTCCCGTTCCGGTTTATGAAAGCGTTGTAGATTCGTTCCCGTTCGTTGTTCCCGTCCCTGTACCGGGCGATACAGTCCGGGATACAGTGTATTTGCCTATTACGCAGAAAATCTACAAAGATAGCCTTTATACGGCTTATGTGTCGGGCTACCGGGCAAAGCTGGATAGTATAGAGGTGTACAGCAAAACGAGGACTGTGTTCGTCAGAGAGCGGGCAAAGCGGAAACGGTTCGGGCTGGGTGTACAGGTCGGATACGGCTTTTCTGGGAATAAGGTAAGTCACTATGTTGGGATTGGAGTGAGTTATGATGTGTTTGAGTGGTGATTGTGATAAATTATCTAAGAATATGAATTTTGTAACCTAAATGTCAATTTTATACCACTGTAGGTTTTATTTAGTCATTTTTGTATCTTGATAATAGTCGCAAAAGATATTTTCACTTCCTTTGCTTTTATTATTGTTTTTACTACGAAAGATGTAGGTTTCTGAAGGTTATGTTTGTTTTTTAAGATTTCGCATTGAGTGTGTTTTTAATGTAATTTGTATTTATTTATATTGTTATTCGCTTGATTAGTAATTAATTTTGAATTTTAAACTTTGTATGTTT